GACATAGATTTATTATCTAATGGATTTAAACTTCGTAACACAGTTACTGATGTAAATCCAAGTGGAGAAACAGTAATTTACGCAGCATTTGCAGAATTTCCAATCGTATCATCGAATGATGTACCGACGGTAGCGAGGTAGGGAACTACCATGCTATTTGGATTTGCTTCATTTGCTGAATTACCTTTTTCAACAGCCGGACCCGATAACAGTGTCACTTTTACTGTTACTAAAAATCAATTAACAATTAGTATTGGTAATCCAGAGATTACTGCGGATGCCATTGTAGAAGATGTTACAGCTAATCCGTTAACTCTCGGACTGGGAACCATTACTCTTCAAACAGACGCTAATTTAACTGCGACAGCTAATCCACTTACTTTAGGCACAGGAATAGTCACTGTAACGGCCGGAGCGAACGTCTATCCTTCAGGTAACAGTCTTGTAATTTCTTCAGGAACTGTTACAATCACAGGAACTGCTAATGTTACACCGACAGGAGGAGCGTTAACCTTGTCAACTAGTGAAGTAGCAGCTATAACTTGGCGTGAAATACAAACAGGGGCAACGATGATACGGACACCTCTTATCGCTTGTGATTAATTATGGCATCAACTTATTCAACAGATCTTCAATTAGAACTCGTTACAACCGGCGAAAAAGCTGGGTTGTGGGGAACAATTACTAATACTAATTTACAAATTTTAGAACAAGCAGCATCGGGTTATGCCAGCATTGATATGGCTGGAGGAGATGTCACTCTTACTTTAACAGATGGAGCAACTTCTAATGGAAAAAATATTTATTTAAGACTTTATGGTACATTAGCAGCGAACCGAACTTTAACAATGCCTGTGACGGCCGAAAGAGTTTGGATTATAAAAGATGAAACTGTACGAGGAACATCCAATAGAACTTTAGGAATTTTAACGGCTTCATCAAGTAATACTATTGCTGTGCCACCAGGCTCGGTGATGTTATGTAGATCTGATGGAACCGATACGGTAGGCACTATTCTTACAAAAGGTTATGAAACTATTACCGATTCTAATAGTCCTTATACTTCTGTTGCTGGAGCTCAAATTTTTGCTAACACTTCAACTAATCCTATCACGGTATATCTTCCTCTATCTCCTTCTGTAGGAGATGAAGTAACCATTATTGATGCTCGCGGATCGTGGGGATCTAATAATTTAACAGTTGAACGAAATGGTCAACCAATTAATACTGCCACATCCAATTTAACTTTAAGTAATAATGGTCAATCCATAACGTTAGTGTATATAGACTCAACACGTGGCTGGGCTTATAAAACTAACTATACTTCTTAGGAGCTACAGAGATGGCTCTTACATCTATACAATTCGCACCCGGAATAGACAAACAAGATACAGCGGTTGGAGCGATTGGCCGTTGGGTTGATTGTGACAATGCTCGATTTCGATATGGTCTTCCTGAAAAAATGGGAGGATGGTCTTCTTTATTAACCGATACCATTTGTGGCGTTGCCAGAAAACAACATTCATTTGTTGACTTAGATGGTAATCGTTATGTAGGAATTGGGACCGATAAATTTCTTCTCGTTTATTTTGAAGGAACTCTTTACGATATCACCCCTTGGCGTTCTAATAATGCAGGCGTTCAAACTACTTTTACATCTTCTACTTTAGCAACCGATAGTACGACAGCTAAAACATGCACTATTACAACGACCAGTGCTCACAATTTAGCAGTGGGAGATATGATTGTTTTAGATTCGGTTACACTTCCAGCGTTAACAGGATTATCAGCTTCAGATTTTGAAGATAAATTATTTCAAGTGTTAAGCGCTCCCAGCGATATTACCTTTACTATTGATTCTTTAAATCAAGCGACCGCTGTTGTTGCCACAGGAGGTAGTATGACCGTTCAACCTTATCAACATATTGGACCTGCAGCTCAAACGTATGGTTATGGATTTGGTGTAGGTAATTATGGTGGAACGATTACAGGAACTTTAACCAATGATTTAGACGGAAGCTTAAGCGCCGACACAGCTGGAACAGGTGGAGTTGGAACTTCAATTACATTGACGTCTACTACAGGTTTTCCAAGTTCTGGAACGATTGCTGTTGAGAATGAATTAATTACATACACCGCTGTCGCGGGAAATGATTTACAAAATATTACTAGAGGAGCTTATGGTACGGCTACTGTTGGAACTTCAAATGGTCAGGCCCATGCTGATGCTACAACCGTTTATAATGCTACGACTTATACAGGATGGGGAAATGCGGTATCCGCTTCCGCCATTACTTTAGAACCAGGACTTTGGTCTTTAAGTAATTGGGGTGGGGTTTTAGTTGCAACCATTTCTAATGGAAAAACTTTTACTTGGGATTCTACCATTGCTGCACGATTTACTACACGAGCTTCAACCCTTACAACTAGTTATGAAACCAATGTGAATGGAGATTTTGGAAATCCCACAGCGAGCCGATTGAGTTTAATTTCTCCAACGACTCGACACTTAATTCATTTAGGAACCGAAACAACGATTGGTACAGCTTCCTCACAAGATGATATGTTTTTAAGATTTTCACAACAGGAAGAAATTAATACCTATGCTCCTTCCGCAACGAATAGTGCGGGAACCTATCGATTACAAGATGGTTCAAAAATTATGGGAGGTATTGTCGCTAAGGAAAATATTTTAATATGGACGGATAACGCCTTGTATTCTATGAAATTTGTAGGATCTCCCTATACCTTTGGGTTTGAACAGGTAGGAACAAACTGTGGACTCATTGGTCAAAATGCTGTCGTTGAAATTGATGGCGTGGCTTATTGGCTAGGGAATAATGGTTTCTTCTCATTCGATGGTACCGTTAATAATTTACCTTGTAGTGTAGAAGACTATGTCTTTGATGATTTTGATACTACGAAAGGTCAACAAGTTTGTGCCGGAATTAATAATTTGTTTACCGAAGTGATTTGGTATTATCCGACGCAAGGAGCCACTTATAATGATCGATACGTCGTACATAATTATGGCGAATCAGGAAAACTTCCGATGGGTAATTGGTATATAGGAAGTAATACTAATTCTATTCGAACGAGTTGGATTGATTCTATTATCTATCCTAAACCTTACGCAACTCAATTTAAGAGTGATGAAACAGGAAGTTTTCCAACTATTATTGGAGAAACAGGATTAGGCAAAACCGTTTATTTTCAACAGGAAACGGGGACAGATCAAATTAATCCCAATGGTACAACAACCACTTTAACTTCTCATATTCAGTCTTATAATTTTTCATTACAAAAAGATCAAACTGAAGTCTTTCTAGCAATGAGAAGATTTATTCCTAATTTTAAACTTTTAACAACTAAAAATACAGATACTATTCAACTCAAAGATTATCCAGCAGATACGTTAGCCAATAGTGATTACAGTCCCTTTACCGTGTATCCAACGACTCAAAAAGTAGATACACGAGCGAGCGGAAGATATGCCAGCTTACGAATTGAAAATGATGGTCAAGGGGAGAACTGGAGATTTGGAACTTTTCAAGTTGACCTACAACCGGATCGGAGACGATAATGACAAAGATAGTAGTAAGATTACCCGAACCTAGAAAAGAATATTCAGAAGATAATCAAAGACAAATTAACCGGTCTTTAAATTCTTTAATTCAACAATTAAACTCAACTTATTTACAACCCGATAAGGATGATGTGGAAAGATTTAATTTCTTTTTATCATAATGGCAAACGTATATAAAAATATTCAAACAACCATTAGTTCAGCAGGATCAGATGTCGATATGTATACATCCCCAGTAGCTACCACGAGTATTATTAAAACGATTCGAATCTTTAATACTCATAGCGGAGCTTTAGATGTCACATCTACGGTTTATGATGCTTCATCAACGACTGATTTTGAATGGGATAAAACCAACGTGGCGGCGGATAATCATGGTAATTTATTAACTTATAACAATCTTTTAATCTTGGAGGCTGGAGATATTTTAAAGATGCAATGTGCGACCACAAATGTTATAAAAATGACTGCAGCTGTCCTACAAATAACTAGACCTTCTGAGGTCACAATAACATAGGAGAAATATGCCTTTTATAGAGCAAGAAGCAAAAAGTGAAGTTAAAGTAATTGATGGTAAAAAAACCGTCTTTATTACCCCTGAATGTGAGGTTACTTTAACCAACCTTCAAACGGGCAAAGAATATATGTCGGACAAAGAAGCCGATCATGATGTTAACAACCCTAATTCAAATACGAAAAGGGAACATATAAGAAGAGATGTACATATTAAAGTGGCGAGAATTAACCTGGGCGCGGACAGCGGAAAACTATAATACATTGACGATGAGCATAAAACCTAGTAAATTGATATATCATCGCGTAATTCCAAGCTTTGCGCACTTGCATTTTCACAACAATTAGAGAGACATTATGGGCTTATTAAAAAAATTTACCAGACCAATATCAAAATTCTTAGACAAGGTAATACCGAACGAGATCAAACCGGCATTACCTTATATGGCTGCGTTCGCACCATTTTATCTGCCACCAGGAATGCAGATGGCGCAGTCTGGTATTTTTAGTAATCCTATGTTTGCCCGAGCATTAGTGTCTGGTGGACTTAATCTCGGATCACAACTATCTCAAGAAGGAAGCGAAGGAGATTTTAATCCTTTTTCTGTTGCAATGGCATCCGGAGTGGGAGCTTTGGGTGCACAAAATGCTCCAGAGTTTTTCCAAGGAATGCAGAGAGGTCCAACAGGAGTTGATAAATTTGGTCCAATAGAAGTACCTTATTCAGATACCGGAATTATGGCATCTGTTTCAGATGCAATTGGAAAAGGGGGAGCAAGCGCAGCTAAATTTATTGGAGAAGCTGGAAAGGTTTTAAGACCTGGTGAAGGAGCTGAAGTAGGACTTAATATTCCAACTTTAGAAGCAGTAGGAATTCCACTTACACAAGGCACTTCCGATTTAGCTTTTGCGGATGCACAGAGAGCGTTACGAGATTATGAAAATGAAATGGCCAATCAGGATCAATTAAGTTTAATTGATGATGATGGCAGACGAAGAGCGATCCGCGCAGCGATGGAAGCGGCGGGTCATCTTGAAGAAATTATTGTAGATACCTTAGCGGAATTAGGATTAAAAGATGGTGGGGTTGTAGGATTGAAAAAAGGGGGAAGAATTGGATACTGGAAAGGAGGAGCTGGAGATTATATGGATCTTTTAGAAAAAGAATTAGCTAAAGAATTTCCTGATCAAGAATTGATCCAACAACTTAAAGCTCTTATAAATGAACAATTTAGTATACCCGACAAAGCTAAAGGGGGAAGAATTAGTAAAGAAGGTGGTGGAGTAGCAAGCGTTTTACCCAAAGGGAAAGAAGCAGATTATAGAGGGGGCGGAGTTATTCCCGTAGGCTCTAGAGAAAGAG